ATGATCCAGTTCAGCAGCAGCGTGGCGACAACCAGCGCCATCAGCAGGCCAAACGCCTCTTTCGGCAGCAGATAGTTAATCAGCACCACCAGCGAGGTGATAGCGCCAGAAAGGAACAGCGAGTTGACCGGCACGCCGCGACGGCTGACGCGAGTGAGGAACTTCGGCGCGTTGCCTTGTACGGAGAGGCCAAACAGCATGCGGCTGTTGGAGTAAACCCCGCTGTTGTAGACCGACAGCGACGCCACAAGAATGACGAAGTTCAGCGCCGAAGCGACGACGTTGCTGTTCAAATTGTGGAAGATCATCACGAACGGGCTACTGTCAGATTTCACTTCCACCCACGGGTAGAGCGCCAGCAGCACCACCAGCGAGCCGATGTAAAACAGCAGGATACGGTACACCACCTGGTTGACCGCTTTCGGAATGCTTTTGTGCGGATCGCGCGCTTCAGCCGCGGTGATGCCAATCAGCTCCAGCCCGCCGAAGGAGAACATAATGACCGCCAGCGAGAGGATCAGCCCTTTCCATCCAGTCGCCAAGAAGCCGCCGTGCTGCCACAGGTTATCGATCGTGGCGCGCTCGCCGCCGTGGCCGGAGAACAGCAGCCACAGGCCAAAGCCGATCATGCCGATAATCGCCAGCACCTTGATCAGCGCGAACCAGAACTCGGTCTCGCCATACAGGCGGACGTTCACAAGGTTAACGGCGTTAATGATGATGAAGAAGGCCGCGGCCCAAATCCACGTTGGCACGTCCGGGAGCCAGTACTGCATATAGATGCCGGCGGCGGTCAGCTCGGCCATGCCCACCAGCACGAACATCACCCAGTAGTTCCAGCCGGAGAGGAAACCTGCGAACGGCCCCCAGTATTTATAGGCAAAGTGTGCGAAGGAGCCGGACACCGGCTCTTCAACGACCATCTCGCCGAGCTGGCGCATGATCAGGAAGGCGATAATCCCGGCGATACCGTAACCCAGCAGAACCGCCGGGCCAGCCATTTGAATGGCGGGGCCGATGCCGAGAAAGAGCCCGGTACCGATCGCGCCGCCAAGGGCAATTAACTGAATATGTCGATTTTGCAAACCACGTTGCAGCGTCGGACTCTGATCCGACGAAGCTTCAGCGCTACCATGGCCTGAAGCGGATGACGCGTCTTTCACGCCCTACCCCTGTCTCTTTTTTAGAAGGGGCACGTTTTAACACTTCATGCTGGTGGTAGCAAGCTTAACGCCGGGCCAGCGCATGCGCCCGGCGGATAAACGTCACGACCCGATGATCCCGCCGTCCGCTTTGGTAATCACCACCGTTGACGATCGCGGACGCCCGTTCGGGCTGGCGTCTGGCCAGTTGGAAACAGCGCGCGGATTGGCCGGGTCGGTAATATCATCCCCGCCCTCCCCCGGATGCTGAATGTTGATAAACAGCGTGCGGTTGTCCGGCGTAAACGCAATGCCGGTGATTTCACATCCGCGCGGCCCGGTCAGGAAACGGCGATACTCGTTGGTGCCCGGAATGGTGGCCACCATCTGGTTATTGCCCATCCCCTCGTAGGCTTTCTTATTGATGGTGCTGGAAGAGACGTCGGTCTGGATCCACAGCACGCCCTGGTGATCGAACGACAACCCATCCGGGCTGCCAAATGCCGCGCCCTGCATCGAGCCTTTGGCTTTGGGATCGTCGCCGTCGGTGCGCCCGGCCATGACCAGAATATCCCACTTAAAGCGTGCGGCGGCAGGATCGGCACCCTCTTCGTGCCAGTGCATGATGTGCCCAAACAAGTTGTTGGCACGCGGGTTAGCGGCGTCGACCGGTGCCTTGCCCTCTTTACCGCGATCGCTGTTGTTGGTCAGCGTACAGTAGACGCTGCCGCTGGCGTGCGGATCGACCGCTATCCACTCGGGGCGGTCCATTTTCGTCGCTCCCACCACGTCGGCCGCCAGACGGGTTTTAATCAGCAGATCGCCCTGGCTTGCAAAACCGTTGCTTTTATCCAGGCCATTTTGCCCGAAGATCAGCGGCAGCCAGTCGCCGCTGCCGTCCTCGTTGAACCTGGCGACGTACAGCGTGCCGGACGTCAGCAGCTGCATATTAGCTTCCCGGTTCGCGGGATCGTATTTTTTATCCGAGACAAACTTATAGATGTACTCAAACTTCTGGTCGTCGCCCATGTAGACCACCACGCGATTATCGGCGGCGAGCGTGACGGCGGCCCCCTCATGCTTGAAGCGGCCGAGCGCGGTGTGCTTGCGCGGGGTGGAGGTCGGGTTGTAGGGATCGATCTCCACGACCCAGCCGAAGCGGTTAGGTTCGTTAGGGGTTTTATCAACGCTAAATCGCTCGTCCACCTCGTTCCAGCGGTAGGATTCATCGCTGTCGCTGATCCCGTAGCGTTTTTCCAGCGGGTTGAGATCGGTTTTTTTGACAAAAATATCCGACCAGTTCTCCTCGCAGGTGAGATAGGTGCCCCACGGCGTGTGGCCGTTGGCGCAGTTCTGCATGGTGCCCAGAACGCGTTCCCCCTGCGGGTCGGCGGCGGTTTTCATTAAATCCTGATGCCGCGCCGGGCCGGTAAGCTGCATCGGCGTATTGACGGTAATACGCCGGGCGAAGGAAGACGGACGCACCACCTCCCAGCCGCTGCCCGTTTTTTTCACTTCCACCACCGACACGCCCATCGCGTTCTGCCCCTTGCGGGCTTTGTCGAGACTCCAGTTCGCCGTACCGTCGGTAAACAGCATTCCGTTGTCGATGTACTCATGGTTCAGCGCCAGCAGTCCATGCTCCGGGTTTTGCGCCCCCTGCGGCAGGCTAAACCACGCCATGCCGTCGTGGTGCATGCCCGCCTGCACAGCCTGTTCGTCTGTGGTATTGCTGGCGTCCGGCTTAAAGGCCGGCATGTTGTCCTTGATCCCCGTCGGATCGCCCCAGCGATAGAACGGGCGGGCGATATAACCTTCCGGCACCCTGACCGTGTCTTCCGTAGAGACGTCGATGCTGGTAAAGCCCAGGGAAACCGCTTTTGCCAGCGCGGAAGGCTTCGATACCGCGGCAATGGCATTTTCGGGTGTGATCAGATACGGGAATGATACGGCAGCCCCCGCTACGGCCCCCATCTGGAGAAAACGGCGGCGCGAGAGGAACACTTCTGCAACCTCGGAGAATACCGGGTTAGCGCTGCGGTTACTGATATCGTCGCGATGTTCTTTTTTAAATACGGATTTGAGGGGTCTGCCCATAGCGGCTTCCTGTCATTGGCCAAGAGGTAAGGTTGTGGCGACCAGTGTAAGAAGCTTTTATTACAATTTTATAACACGACAACGAAGGGATTGGGGCGTCCCTGCCCCGGATAACGAGGTGGAACGCTTAGAACTCGTAGCCAACCGAGACCTTAAAGGTACGCGGCTCGCCCTGAGTAATGTAAGTACCGGAATCGTCCACGCTTGACCAGTAGTTCTCGTTGGTCACGTTGTCGATACCTGCCCGTACGGTCATCTGATTTTCATTGTGGTTCACCGCGAAGCGATAGCGCATGCCCAGATCCAGCGTGGTGTAGCTGTCCAGCTTTTTGCTGTTCGCAAGATCGGCATACTGCGTGCCGGAGTGGTTAACGCGCGCGGTCGCCGTCAGGCCTTCAATCGGCTTGATATCGTACTCTGCGCCCAGCACGGCGTAGAAGCTCGGAATACCGATCGCATCGTTGCCCTGATTGACGCCGTTTTTGGTTTTGGTCAGCTCGGCCTGCAACCAGGTGGCGCTGGCGTTCAGACGCATCCCGAGCATTGGCTCGCCGAAGACGTTCAGCTCCACGCCGCGGTTACGCTGTTCTGCATCCAGGCCGTAGTGTCCGCTGTCGTCAAGGATCGCCGACGGCATTTTGATCTCAAACAGCGCCAGGGAGCCGCCCACGCGGCCAAAGTCCGCCTTTACGCCCACTTCGTTCTGCTTAGAGTGAACGATACCGGTGCTCTGGCCGTAGTTGTTTGCTGAGCGAGGCGCGGTTTCACCGGGCTGTAACGCCTCGGTGTGGTTGGCGTAGAGGGAAATTTCCTCCCACGGTTTATAGACTACGCCGTAGGTGGGCATCCAGCGGCTGCCGTCGAAACCGTCCGCGTCGTTTTCCGCACCGGTGATTTTGTTGTACCCGCGAATCACCACTTTCTGATGCCGCGCGCCTGCGGTGAACAGCAGCTTGTCGTCCAGCACGCCCAGGGTATCGCTCAGCAGCCAACCCTGCGTGCGGGTGCGCCCGCTGGTCAGCGGATCGCTGTATTTGCCGCCTGAGCCGTTGAGGTTGGAGCTGTCCGGCATATCGACGCCGGTGTTGTGGTAGATGTTGGTGGTCGGATTATCCTTCGTCGCCGACATTTTCCACGCGATCTTTTCGTTTTTGGTCATCGCCGAATAGCCAACATTGACCTTGTGCGAGACGAATCCGGTAGTGAAGTTACCGCGAATGCCCGCCATGCCGCTGACAGAATCGCTGATGCGGTTGGTATCAAGACGGCTGACCACCGCATTACCGCTCTTATCGAGGAGCTTCGGCGCGCTGTAGATCCCTTCTTCGTGCGCGTGCTGCGCGCCGAGACCGGTATACGCCGTCCAGCTATCGGTGATGTCATACTCGCTGCGCCACATCCCGAACTCGTTTTCGATATCGCTGTAGGCCCACTTCTGCGAGAAGTTGCGATCGTTCTTCGGCGGTTCAGGCACAAAATCCACCGCCGAGATGTTGACGCTGGTCGGGCTGCCGTGGAAGGTTTTTTTCTGGTAGCCCAGGTCCAGCGAGGTGCGGAAACGGTCGCCTTTGTAATCCAGGCCGGTGGAGAGCAGCGTGGTGCGGCGGCGGTCATTCGGCACGCCGGTTTCCCCTTCGCGATGCACGAGGTTCACACGCGCGCCAAACTGGTCGTTATCGCCAAAGCGACGACCCGCATCCAGCGTGGTGCCAATCTGGGAATCCGAGGTGTAGTCCACACCCACTTTCGCCTGCGGGGTGTCGCCCGCGTGTTTTGGCTCAAGGTTGATCATCCCGCCCACGCCCGAGCTTGCGGCGCCGTTCATCAGGGAGTTGGCCCCTTTGAAGATCTCGATGCGGTCGACCATCTGGGCATCCACCACCTGACGCGGCAGTACGCCGGACAATCCGCCAAAAGTCATGTCGTCGCCGTCAAACTTCAGGCCGCGAATGCGGAAGGTTTCCGCGCTGTTGCCGTAACCCTGAACGAACTGCACGCCCGCGTCGTTGGCAACCACGTCAGCAATGGTTTTCGCCTGCTGATCTTCCACCAGCTTCGAGGTGTAGCTGATGATATTGAATGGCACGTCCATGGCGTTCTGCTGACCGAGCATACCCATGCGCCCGCCGTTCGCCACCTGCCCGTCAAGGAAGGCGGGCACCAGCTGGTCGCCGCCGGGTTTGAAATCACTCCCCGCCGTGGACTGGACGACGATGGTGTCCTCTTTTTTCTCATCCGCCGCAAAAGCGGAGTGGGTTACCGCGCCGATGGCAATCGCCAGCAGCGTTTTGTGCATTGTGGTGTTGTTCATAATGAGCTCTTAACGTGCGCGCAAAAATGACCCGTTGTCGGGCCTTAAAAGTTATTAAAAGAAATGCAAATGAGAACTATACGCATTATGTAAACGTAATCAAGTGTCAACGGCCTCTCTGAGCGAGAAGCGGCAAGAAACAATGTTGGGTGGGAGGTAGGGCGCGCAACCACCCCGAAACAGGGGTGGTTACTAAGGTATTATTTTTTCTTGTAAATATCGGCGGTGCCGTGAATTTTGTTGTTTGTATTACCGGAAGTCAGCACCAGTACATCAGCACCTTCTTTATCGGCCTTTTCGACCAGCTCTTTTTTCGCATCGTCGACAGAGACTTCGTTAGCCGTGCTCACGGTACCGATTTTTTCATACTGTGATTCAACTTTCTCAAACTCGTTTTTCGTCAGCAGTTCAGCCGCAAAGGTATTGGTGGTAAACAGAAATGCAGCGCCCATCAAAATAGCAGTCGTTTTTTTCATAACCTTTTTCCTTGAGATTAATCAGCAACTACAAAAAGCCCCACGAGTGAGAGTGAGGTGATATGAGCATGGTAGAGGAATAATAAAATTGCCACAGCGTAAGAAAAATACTGTTATAACAGTCAATTGTGCTGTGAAAAATGTGCGTTAACGCTACTTTCGCGATGGGTGTTTCATGAAGAAAATCAGGCTGGCTTGAAACTGGCGTAAGCGCCTGTTTTTAAATGGCACGCCCTGTAGGATTCGAACCTACGACCTACGGCTTAGAAGAACGTAGAGTACTATTTAACGCACTGTAATATCATTGGTTTTTCCGCGCTCGCAACGCGTTTGTGTCATTACGTGTCGTTACCTGCTTTCTCGTTTTCTTGTGATACATCCATGCATGACACATCTATGACACAGAGAATGCATAGCCATGCCACCAGACATCGCTATGTAATTTCCCGATCCACCAACTTTGCGTAGCTCCTTCCAGTTTCGCAACTTGCCGCTTTACGCCCAATGCCTTGATCTGCATAATCACCACCGATCCGATTGTAAGATTTATCAGGTGCGCACCTCTTTTATCGGACAACAAGCAAATCTGAAAATCTCGTAGTGTATCGAGGCGACAGCATTTCACGCTTCATCTGCCACTGCTGCTGTATACCCTGCCCGGCAAAATAGAGCGTGCCCTTTCCGTCCTTTGCATTCAGGTGATCCAGCACCTCCATTAACTTCTCGCTACCAGCTCGAGGCGCACTATCGTCGAACAGATTGAGCTGGGCCACGCCCTGGCTGAAGAAGTCACCCAGCATGACGCCCGCTTTCTGGTACCGGTGACCGTCCTTCCATATTTTGTCCAGACACTTTACCGCGGCGTTGATGATGTCTCTGCTGTCCTGAGTTGGCGTGAGCAGTCTTACCGATGCGCTGTTTCCGTAATACGGCTCATTAAGGGCAAAAGGTGATGTCTTGACAAAAGCGGAGATAAAACGGCAGTACTGATGCTCACCACGTAGCTTCTCAGCACCACGGGCCGCATAGCTGCAAATAGCCTGCCTCATCTGCTCATAGTCTGTAATGCGTTCGCCAAACGATCGGCTGCATACAATTTCCTGCTTTACCGGCGCGAACTCCTCCAGATCCAGACATGGCTCGCCGCGCAGCTCGCGGACGGTTCGCTCCAGCACAACGTTAAAGTGTTTTCGGATAATCCACGTACTCTGCTCTGAAAGGTCCAGTGCGGTTTTGATGCCCATAGCGTTCAGCTTCTTGCTGATGCGCCGACCAACGCCCCAGACATCCTCCACAGGAACAAGCGCCAGTAACCTTCGCTGCCGGTCGACGTTTGAGAGATCGACCACGCCGCCAGTCTGCCGCTGCCATTTTTTCGCAGCATGGTTAGCCAGCTTAGCCAGCGTCTTGGTCTGGGCTATGCCGACGCCAACTGTGAGATGCGTCCGCTGTAAAATGGTCGCGCGGATTTCTTTACCAAATTCAGTCAGGTCACGGCAGTTTCTTACGCCTGTCAGATCGCAGAATGCTTCGTCTATGCTGTAAATTTCCACGCGCGGGCTCATTTCTTCCAGCGTTGTCATGACCCGGCTGGACATGTCTGCATAGAGCTCGTAGTTACTGCTGAAGCAAACAACCCCAGCTCGCCGGAACAACTCCTTCTGCTTGAAGAACGGCTCACCCATCGCTATCCCGGCTACCTTTGCTTCTGCGCTACGTGCGATTACGCAACCGTCATTATTCGACAGAACGACCACCGGCCTCCCGCGCAAATCGGGTCTGAATACTGTCTCGCAACTGGCATAAAATGAGTTCACATCGACCAGGGCAAACATCACATCACCGGATTGTCGTCTGTGAACGCCGCAGCGCCATTGATAAAAAAGGTCACAACTCCCATGACATCGACTTCATCTAAAGCATCTCCCTCTATGCTTTCACCGTCTTCGGTGATGAGCGAACCGCCCATAACGACCGCGAATTGTAGTTGGCCGAACGCATGCACCAGCACGCGCGTTCCGTTGGTGGGCACAAGTTCAGGCTGAAAAAGCGCGTAACCACCTGAAGTTTCAACCAGGCACGAATAGCGGTTAACCCCACATAACCGTTTAAGCCTGTATCGCTGAGTGTTTGCCTGCATAGCAACCTCAAAAACCATACTGTATATAATTACAGTATTATCGATCTACAGTGTCGATCAAGGTTTTTTTTGATGTTATAATCAGAAAATGCTGATTTTTACTTACTAAACAACAAGACATAACAATGATTAATTTTAGAAAAGATATTAACGGATTGAGAGCGCTAGCAGTAATATCAGTTGTACTTTATCATTTCGACACCCCTTTTTTCTCAGGAGGATTCTCTGGAGTAGATATATTCTTTGTAATTTCAGGTTTTTTGATGACTGGAATTATACATTCAAGGCTTGATAGTGAAAGCTTTTCATTTATTAAGTTTTACTTGGACCGAGCCAAAAGAATCATCCCTGCGCTATCTGTCACCTGCTTACTAGTTTTCATAACATGTTGGTTTTTCCTTACCCCGGCGGATTTCGAGACGCTTGGTAGACATATTTACTCAAGCTTATTATTTATATCTAATATTATATATTTCCAAGAAATTAATTACTTTGACGCCTCGGCAAGCCAAAAATGGCTTCTTCATACATGGTCATTATCTGTAGAGTGGCAATTCTACATGTTATTACCAGTATTGATGTTTATTGTTCACAAAATTAACAAGAAGGCTATAAATAATGTCCTTCAATTTCTTTTCATAATAAGCCTAACCCTATCAATTTATTTTGTTGAATCAAACAAATCATCTGAAGCGTTCTATCTTTTGCCAGCTAGATCTTGGGAGATGGTTCTTGGCGGGTTGGTATATTTAAACAAATTAAACATAAACAAAACTTATCGCATTATATTGCATTACTTATCCCTTTTCATCATGGCATCAGCTATTGTCTTACTAGACAAAAACGATCAATGGCCCGGATTGCTTGCTTTGATACCTGTTTCCGCCGCTGCCGTTTTTATCGCTTCATGCCATGACTCATGGGTATCAAGCAATCCAATTTCACAATTCATTGGTAAAATATCGTACTCTGTATATCTATTCCATTGGCCTGTGGTAGTGGCATTGAATTATTTTGGCTTGACCGAGCCTTTATTTTTGTTCGCTGGGGTGATTTTATCTTTCATTCTAGGAGCCATATCTTATTACCTTATTGAAAATAACACAAAGAAAGTATTCAATAAGTTAGGGCAACATACCTATAAAGAAATTGCAGCCATTGTAACAATTACTTTAATACCTTTTTGCGTATCTGCTTATTCCAGTGAAAACGGAGGTTTTGCATCGAGATTCCCTTATGCACTCCTTACATCTGAAGATATTGCTAAAGAAAGAGCTAGGTATTGGGTTGACGGTGATAAGGAAAAGCCAGTCCCAGTTAACGGAAACAAGAAAATTGTCATAGTAGGAAACTCACATGGAGTTGATCTAACCTATGCGCTTACCGAGAATGGACTTAAAGGGGATATCACTTATCTCAGAACAACCTCCTATTGTTCCAATTTTGGGTTTACCCCAAACTACCCGCAATATGAAGACAAATGCCCTCCGGTTTTCCATAAGGCTATCAACAATAAATCTCTAATGGATGCTGACACAGTATTTATGCACGATGATTGGGCGAAAGAAGACCTGCTTAATTTGAGGAAGTCATTAAATGCATACCTATCAAAAACAAAAGCTCACATTTATGTCATTGGACCCAAAATGACCTATACTAAAAGCGCTGTTGATATAGTTGCAAACTCCATGAATGAGAAGCAAACAACTGTTGAAATGGTTAATGAATATTCTAAAAAATATTATTCTAGACCAAAAATTAAAACTAATAATGATTTGAAGGATTTCTTCTCTGAGCATAAAGAATATGCAGGAAGAGTCACTTACATCTCAGCAATGGATATCCAGTGCGGAAGTGACTACGATTGTAAACTATTAGATGAGCATGATAAATCATTTTATTACTTTGACGCAGGGCATTTCACTCTTAATGGATCGAAAAACTTTGGTTTAATGCTAAGGAAATCAAATCCTGAAATATTTCAGTAAAATTGATGGGCCAGTTCATCTGGCCCATTCAAGATTTTAAGAAGATGCGGTCCAACTTGTCATCGTCAGTGTCCATTTCCCTATTGCTGCCCAATATGTAGCTATAACCGAAGCTGTTTTTGTCTGAGTGGTATTTGCTCCGGTAACATCTATATTGACACCAGCAAAAAGCAACGATGTGATACTGGAACCTCTTAGAATTAAAGTTATTTGTTGACCATCATATGGACTCCCATAAGTTGTTATATTCATTCCTGATGTTACATTTAAAAAATAACATCTAAACCCCTCCCTAATCTTTATAGGAAGTGTTGTTGATGAATACTGCTTTACTGACCCAGCGCCAATGTCAAGGCGTAAACCATCAGTCACACCAATACCGGTATCAAGGAATGTCCCCCACATCTTACTACCATCTGCATGGCAGTTAGATCCAGTAGGGAAATTATACTGCCCGATACTGCGATCTGCTGGATTGAAAGGCCCGATGGTTGCGTGATTAGCCCCTGAGCTTCTAAAGCATGATTCACCAATATTCAGACTGTGATGGGTGGCCTGGCTTGTAAAGTAATAACTACCAGTCCTTAACGATACATCTGATATTGCATTCCTTTCAAAATACATGCCTAAGAGAAAGGTGCTTACACCAGATTCAAGTAACCCATACCGGCTTGTATTTTGAGAATAACCACCAGTTATATTAACACAAGCAGTCGGCCAGAGATCGCTACCATCCGGGAAATTAAAATCCCCATTCATGCCATTAAAAACTACTATTCCATAATCTGGTAATGTGCCAGAATGATCTGAACTGTACCCTACGTGGTCTTTAATAGTTATTGCATTAGCTCCGTTTCTTACTATTATGCGTGAACTGCCAACTCCGCCATTTAGCACTTCTGAGTCATAAAATCTCACCCCATAGCACCAATGATCGATCAGGGCCCCTGTGTTTCCATCACCAAGCCCCATGTCAATCCATGAACCGATAATTTCCGTATTATTTCGCGCATTATACAGGTTTATTCCGGTGCAGTTTTTAAAACCAACCAAGCTAATACGCGGATCAAAGACTTTACAGTTTCTTATAAACGAACTTCCAACATCCTGCGAAGACGCCCTGAGAACCGTCACCCCATCAGCACCGGCACTTAAAAGCGCATTTGGATGAAAATGTACTCTACTGTTTTGACCAAGCTTAAAAGTTTCAGTTGCAGATGTAACTGTATAAGTTCCTGAGTTGAAATAGATAGTTCCACCAGATGCTAATATTACATTAATCTCTGCATTGGACATTGTTGGGTAAATGTTTACCGCCTGAATAATTATTTTCTTAGCTGCGTAATCATCCCAAACGCTACCTCCACCCCATGAACTACCTATCAGCTTGTCGCCACCAGGCGCTGCTAACATAGCTCGCAGAGTAGAATCCCCCACGCTAAGCCATGCCCCTACGCCAGTTCCGCCGGATGTTGAAGGAGTGGATCCGGAAGGTACAAGTTTTGGAAAGGCCCCATCCCAACGGTAATATTCTCCATCTGTTTCATCTTTCAGTATTTGATTAGGAGTCGTTAACGTAGCACCATCCTGGAAGGTGCCTACAGGTATCCATCCATACTGAGCAATAGCCTGCTGCGCCAGCCAGCGCAGGCCCTCGATGGTGTAATGAGCATTGCCAAAGCGATCGATGTATTGCAGCGTTAAAGACGTAACGAATTCGTCAATTTTCCCCGCGTTATACTTCAGGTCGCGATAAGATTCGCTTGGTACAGGCAAATTGGTAGGTTGCGTAGCCATATTGATTCCATAAAAAAACCCGGCACGGTGGCCGGGTTCGGTTGGTCGGGGACGGTTCTTATTGGTAGATGGCGTCGCTGTATTCAGCGACGGTCAGAGATACCGTGTTATCTGTGTTCGGTTTGATGCTATTGACCGTCCATAGCTGACTGTCCAGTTCCTCAACTGTCGCAATGAGATAGCGCGACGGGAGCTGCACAGTGTCACCGTTCCATATGTTGAGCTGAATGTTAGGGATAGCCGCGGTGAATCCGTACTTCGTGTCGCTACGGGCGGTGGCCGGATAACGAAGAGTTGGGTTACCCAGGCTGTCGGTAACCAGCACATACATCGATCCGGTAAACGTGATCGGCTCGCTGGTATCGAAGTCATTCCCGGAGCGGCCGGTGACGTAACCACCCTGCTGGTTGCTGTCGTAGATGTCTGGCATCTGAATGACGCTGCCGACCTGGATAATGCCGTCTTCGAACACTTTGGCATTCATCTTCACGCGCGAGTAGATCAGGCGCTTTGTTTCGCGCAGAGCTCGCTCCCGGGCCTGATACTCATTACGGAAGCCGACGATCTCCAGCTTGTTCGGGTTTTCCGCTTCCTGTTCGACGATGGCGCCGTTCAGCACGCGGTAGTTGATGTACGTCTTATTGTTCGTGGTCGGGTGGACGTAGGACACCTGTACGCCGTCATAACCGCCTGGAAGAGTAGCTTCGTACGTCATTTTGTACTCGTCCGTCTTCATGTTGGCCCGGTTGAATACGGCCGCCGGGTAGTCAACCTTCTGATCGCGGGAACCCACGCCGACATTACGCCTGAACCTGGCTAACTGCGCAGCGGTCTTGCCTGGTCCGCGAGTACCCTCGAACAGGATTTCGTTACATGGGCAACTCAGCGCCAGAGACTGCGATCCAGGCAGTGGCTTCCATACAGCTTTGTAATTCATCCACCGAGCACCCCGTCCTGTTGTTTCTGCGCTGCCGCCTCCCAGTCATCCACGTTGTCACTGGTTGGCACCAGCATGACGTTATGGGTGACCTCTTTCGTTTCAGCCTTATTCTCGATGCTGTATGCCTCACGCTCGAGGCCGATCAGCGTCTTCAGGCTGTCGCTCAGGTCTTTCATGGATTTAACGCGGGAAGGCAGGCTGATCACTTTCTGATAAATTTCATTGAGCCGGTCCCGCCCTTTATCGTCGGGGTCAAACATGATGTCGCCCAACTGCTCGAGCGCGCTTACATCTGCGCACTGCGCACCAAGTTCATCGAATAGCGTGTTGGTCAGTTCACGAGCCCGGCGGATGTCTCCCCGGTGCTCCATGCGTACCGTGGCAATTACCTCGGCAGTCGCCTCTATCAGTACGCGTTCGGTCAAAGTGCTTTCGTTGCGTACCTGTTTGCGTACCTCCTGTTTGCGTACCAGATCATCAGCCTTTTGCTGAATCTTCGCATTGAGGTCACGCGACCAGTCGTCACGCTTGGCGCGCTTACGGATAGCGCCTTCGCTGATACCGTGTTGTGATGCTATTTCTCGGAGGGACATCACTCCGGCCCGGTACGCAGTCTCGATGGCCTCCCAGTCCGGTTTTGCCATTATTCACTCCAATAAAAAAAGCCACCAGCGAGTGCCAGTGGCTTGAATGTGGTAATCAGAAATGGGTTCGAACCGTTGGGACAAACAATATTAAGCGCTCACCCGCTGGATTAAAGTAGCATCACGCTTCGTCTGGCCGATATGAACTCCTGTATCACTCTACTGACGTATAGAACCAAGCATGCCCCATCCTACTGCTACGCGCCAGTCTCGCTGCTTTCAACCAATCAGAGCATCATAAGCCTCGATAATTTCTTTCCTGCTCACGTATCTGTCGGCTGCCACCAATATGGCTCCACTTTCGCCTTTCAGAAAAGTTGAAAAAAAAATCACCACATCCAAACACCTCACCTCATTATTAGCATACAGATAAAGAATCTTGCTCCGATAGCTTCGAATTTTCAGCAACTTAGCAGGCTCATCATCAGCAAAAATCAATAGCTGTGCCATAAAATCTCCTTCTACACATAATTCCTTACAAGAGAAGATTGTTAGTCCCATGAACACTCAATCACATTGATGAATCTTTTGCCTGTGATTTACGTTACCTTTAATAGCCCAAAAGTCTTTTTTAACTCATACACCTGAATTCAATTCTGAAAGAAGTGAAAATGGCAGCAAACAAATCACCAGGAGTTTAACTTTCTTTAATTAGTTATAGTGCAGAATGCTTAACCCTGTATATAGAGTTCGCTTCTTCGCACTTTTCTTTCAAGTATATGAACCGGGTGGATACTTCACTGTTTGAGCAGTTCGTCACAATGCAGTAACCCTCTACCCATGCCTTTTCATCCTTTTCGGCAAACAAACTTTCGAAAATGGCAGCCCAAGCGCTGTTAGGCATGCGTTCCAGTTCAAAATACTTCATTGTCCCTCCCTCACGAAGGGTTCTGTACTCATCCAATCCTAAGATTTTCATACTGCATCTCACGGTCTTTTTAATGTTATGATTTCTAGCATCATATCCAGGCTTTTCCTACCCCAAAATCCATGGGACTCTGCATTTTATCATCATTAGCAACCAGCAGATGAGCTTTGTAATGGCCGGCTTAGCTAATCAGCAACTCAGGCTGCGTAACCTGCATGATGTGCTCATGCTCGAGCTCCAGAACGCGCTTCTCTTTCTTCCGCTCATTCATCAATCGGCTTCCGATCGTGCCTTTCAGCTTTGAGCGCGTTTCTTTAATGGCGAAGCGGTGCTGCATTTCTTCACCCATCGCCATGCGTCGGTTTAGCTGCTCGGCCATCCAGTTAAAGGCATTGATGTAACACTCCTTCACTGCGGCAGCTGTTTTGCCAGTGAATCCCATCACTAGCATCATGCATCCGTCGCGGGTGATGTTATACATAGGCTGAACATCGCCATTTTTATCAATGAAATCAATGGGCGCAAAATTGCGCTGGGTGAAGTCATCGGAGCATTTCAGGTTACGTATGGCACGCAAAACGTCTTTGTGTCGCTTGCCAAAGTAATCCGCCACCTTGAGTGATGTGGTGATTATCTTGTTGTCGAGGGTCGTGACCATTTCGCGGAAGTCGAAGGCCGGAATAACTGACGGATTATTCATAGCGTTTACCTTTCTTTGAGATGAACCTTTGCCGCATAGGAAATCAGCCCGTCGAGGCTCGCCAGCACTAACTGACTTCCTCAAAGGCTCATTTCAAAGGGTTTGGTTCGACGTGGTTTGAATGCGCTGCGGTGCGCGATGAAATGCGGATACAAAAAAGCCCCGCTAATACGAGGCTCTGTAATTCTGCTACGGTTAAAGTCCAGAGGAGAGACTGTGTCAGAACCTCAGGGATGAGGCTCTATTTCCCCTGGGTCTGCTTATCCCATTCCTCACGGAACCTGGATGGGTTGTCGAAACCTTCACTGCACTGGTTGGTTTTCGTCACTTTGCCCCCGATCCTTTTGTTTTCTGGCAGTTCGCCAGCCACGCTTTGTTATGCGCCAGGATGTCGCGTTTCGTCTGGCGGTCAAGAACATCAATGTCGTGATCAGTAAGGTAGATTGGCTTTACCCAGTCACAGGCTGTATCAACCACCACCGGGACGCTTCCACGTGTCACGCAGCTCGCGATCAACATCGTCATCAGGCATGCGGTTAACATTCTGCTGTACATTGCTGGCCTCTTTCGTTGCTTCTACACGCCGTTCGGCTACTGACTCAATGGCTGCGGCCTTTTCTTCTGTGCGCTGCTGATCGGCTTTCTCTTCAGCCTCTTCACGCCCGCGAAAACGACCCAGACCAAAGGCACCAATCACCATCAGGATCGCAACCCCGATTGCCGCCAGTACAGATTTAAGTGTCGTCATAGACTCACCCGCTCGCGCATCCAGCCATAAACGAATGACTCGTTAGCCGGCCGCTGTTCTGCCAGCTCAAGATAACGCTGACCTTGGCTACAGTTCAGTGCGCGAAGCAATACGATTTCTCCCTCATCTCCACGTCGAGCAAGATAGCTTTTCAATGCGCTGATAGTTCGGGGGCCAATAACCCCATCTGCAATCAGGTCTGGATAGAGTATGCCTTGAGTGTTGAACACGCTCAGCCAGCGCTGGAACCATTTAACCTGCACCGATGGCCCCATGTTCACACCGGTATCGCAAAGTTCGGCGGCAATGGAAGGGGATACTTCTGCCACCTGGTCAAAGCGCGGGCCATACCAGTAATCAGACTCAAGGATCGCCAGAGCCTGCTCACGAGTAAGGTTTCGCATATCACCGGTATAACCATGCGCGCGGGCAGTTGCCTGAGTAATTCCCCAGTTCGTTGGTCCGCCCTTATCATTCGGGTGATCAACATAACCACCCTCTTTGCCGAGAATGGTGTTAAAGATATCGTCTTTGGTCATGGCTATTCCGTAATGACGACCTTCGCCAGGTTCCCGCGCGCCAGCCACACCGCCATGCAGATGACGGAGTTAAGCAGCAGATCGCCGAGGTTAACCTGAACGTAGTGGCCGAGCAGAATGTTGAAGGCATTGAATCCGGCGGCAAGGATGACCAGGTAGGCCAGTACCGCGACACTCAGGCGATGACGCTTTCCCTCTTTCCGGAAAAACATCAGCCTGACCATGATTAACAGGCAAACTATAGCGTTTGCATCCATCAGAAGAAGCTGCCATGTCATTTATCTCCCTCCCCCAGCCCCGGCATCTTCCCGCTTTTGGATTTGCGGAGAATGCGCAGCAGGACTGCCACGGAAATGGAAGCAGTGACAATTGCACCGACAGCTGGCGATACCTCAATGCTGGCCGGTGGCTTCATCAGGCTTAACGGCGTGTTGATGATTCCGGCCATGATTTTCGCCATGGGTACGGAGAAGAACACGCCACTGATAAACGATATCAGCGCAAAGATAGCCTGCTTCCAGAGTTGATGGGGATCTGAGGTCAGAACGTATAGCGCCGTTCCGGCGAGTGATCCGAGCATCACTGCTGGAGTCGCCTCCGGAAACAGCGTGGCAAAGGTTACACCGACTGATGACGATGTAAGACCAACGCCTACGATAGTGAAGGTCTCAGACATATTTATTCCGTGTGTAGTTGGCTCAGGCCCTCGGGACGATTTAACAAGTAGGCGTGTCGATGATGGTTCCCGGAGCCTGAAAATAAAAAAGCCAGCGACAGGCTGGCAATGTGAGGGTAAGGCAATGTCGGCTCTCTGGCCGTAAATACCCTGGCTGGGTTTGGCTCGCCTGGCTGGATTCGAACCAGCGACCAACCGCTTAGAAGGCGGTTGCTCTTTCCTCTGGGCTACAGGCAAATTGGTGCCGGGCAAAGGAATCGAACCTCTGACGCGCAGCTTACAAGGCTGCCGTTCTGCCACTGAACTAGACCGGCTAATTTGGAGAATCTGGCGGGGATCGAACCCGCATCTTCTGGTTGGAAGCCAGACGTAATTCCCAAACTACGACAGATGCAGAATTGGCGGGACAGGAAGGATTCGAACCTTCGACCATTCGGTTAACAGCCGAACGCACAACCGCTGTGCTTCTGACCCTGAAATGAAAAAGCCCCGCACGATGGCGAGGCTCTTAATTCTTTGTCGACCTACGAAGCTATGGCGACGATATCAGATTTACATGAAATATATGCGTTTCAATCCAGTTTTGCAAGACTTGAGTCTAAATTTGTCGCCTTTTGTTGTGAACGTGATCGCGTAACCTGCAACAAAGCACCACTGTCCAGTCGCAGAAAGATGCGGCGCATCTCCACCCAGCGGTCCGTAAACGTCTCAGACCAGTTCTTTGGAGTTACCCCGACCAATTTCGCCATCGCCTGGTATTCGTACGTTTCACGCCCTGCCAGTTCAGCTTTGACGTCCTGCGCCGCCAGCCAAATTAGCTTCTTCAGCCGCTCCAGTGTCTTTCCGGCAACCTTCTTAGTTCCGAGCTGTTCCCGAAACTCTGCCCACGCCCACTGGGTGATCGCCACCTGGTGCTCAAAGCTAACGTTTTCGCTGTAGTTCCACAGCAGCCAAGCTTTCTGGTGATCCTCCAGCGACAGGACAGCGCGGCGCCATGATGCTGTCACGAACTCCACCGGCCCAACCAGCGCGATTGACGATCCCTTTGCGCGGGACTGGCTACCGCTCATCGCCGGACCGTCCGGGTTCACTTTCCGGCCGGTTGCCGGGTCGGTGATTTTCTTTCGGCCCCGGCTGCGCGCCGTCGCGGTGAATTGCGCGTTCTCGGCGAAAGCTACCAGCTGCCCTTTCGTCGCTCCGCTCAGATCTGCGGTCGCCACAATGAGCTGCTGACGTACGTATTCCAGTTGCTGACTGTTCATGCGGCTTCCTTCTGTGGCTGATTAGTTTTGGTCTGGCTGTGCTTTGCTACTGGCGGCAGGCTGGCGCGCTTAACGCTTTCAGCCTGGTACCGCAGGAAGTCTGTGTGGTTCATTCGGCCTCCAATTCGGTGATGGTCAGTTCAAGCCTGCCGCCTTTGACGATTGGCATCCTCTTCACGCTGTAGTAGTCGACCTGCTGGTCATCGAGCCAGAACCCGGATTTCGTCAGGGCGTCGAAAGCAGCCTTTTGCAAGTTATCTAGGTCCCGGCGGCGACGATCAGGCATGTGGCACTCGATACGTATTTTCACTGGTGTGGCCAGGCCAACATCCAGCATTGAGGCTTTGATGATTCTGGCGACGCTGTCGCGGTACGCCTGACCTTCTGCGCTGATGTGCGTGCGCCCGCGGTTATGCCGGTAGTAGCGGTTGTTGCTCGGCGGCCACGGGATGCTGATGCGATATTCATTCATGCTTTTACGAGCCCCTCTTTCAGCCAGATAACCTGTGTGCGGGCCATGCCCTCCAGCGCGCACTCCTTTGCATATTCCGCATCGACCAGACGGGTGCGGCGATCAATCTCGTCGTGGCAACTGCTGCATGCGATGGTGGCGATCAGGTCAGGCGGCTTGATTCCGGTCCCGCAGAGACCAGCAAGACGAATGTGAGCCAGTACTGAGGTTTCAGGATTGCCGTTGCATACGCCGGGGATCCGCACCTGACATTCGCGGCCGCGCGCCGCCTTGCATAAATTAGCCATGCGCCCTCCGTGCCGCGAGACGCAGCCATTTCTGATCCACCAGGCGGGCGGTATAGCCTTTCAAGGTCGGGATGTCCGACGGCTTAACCGCGGCCTTACGCTTGCGGCGCGCCGGAACGTTGAAGATGTGATTTGTGATGACGCGCGCGAGAGGGCTACCCACGGGAAGCCCTCCACTCTTGCGCCCAGGCGATGCGCTTACTGGATGCTTCGGAGAACTTCACGCCGCGGTCGGTTCCGAACCAGTAAATCGCCTCGATGACATCGACCATGTAGCGCTTGCTGGATTTGGATGTGCGGACGCCGAAATATACGCGGCCGCCGTTGATGCCCGGCGCGGATTTCTGTTCCTGGTCCTGGGTCTGGTTCACCAGAACGGTGATAAGGTCCTTCCATTCCTCGCGGGTCAGCTTTTCGCAGTGCCAGACAACCTGGTCAGACAGGTCCTTCAGCAGCGGCCACATAAGACGGTTTTGCTTATCGGTTCGCGTCTCTTCCCGGGCCTCGACCACCATCGGCGCGCGAGGGTTTACCGGCAGGGTGCGAATGTACGCGATGAGGTTCTCTTTAACGGTGTCGTTGACGATGCAGTAGTGCTGTTTCATACGGCCTCCTTAACGGAAACCGCAGAATGCAGAAAATCGCAGGTGCATTTCTGCATCTGTGACAAGGTGAGGAGTTCAGATTGTGGTCGCATTTAAGTCCCCTTAAATGCGCAGAAGTCACCGGAGTTGTTCAGGCTCCGATGACATGATTATGGCGGGTTGATTGCTGGAAATCAAAACTATTCTGTTGGAGACAAAATATCCTGAAAATCCCAACCCTCTTCACTTTTTGGTACTTTTTCAAGAATCGAATGTATAAAATTTCCGGCAGTCAAGAGCAGCTCTTCTTGCCCATCGAGGAAATATCTCCACTTTGGCCCATGGAAAAGATTGTTCCTCAGCCTGAAACAGACAAATAAACATAATTCAAACTGAGTAATAAGATCATCTTTTTTGGCGTGCATAACCTCATAATATTTTTCTTTAGTCTTAGAGTTTGTATGCCTTTCTTCACCACAAAGACCCTCATACCTTTGCCGTTCAGTAATGTATCTATCTGCAAACACGCTAAATGTTGATCTAATTACACCTTCATCAAAAAAACCTCTATCCTTAAGAGCCTTTGCATAGTCATAACTTTTCTTTTGCCCTCCCGAGCACCCAAGAAGTAAAGACTCAAAGAAAGAAAAGTACAAAAAGTAGCGATTAACCGCCGTTAGCATTGAAGTAGTAATTTTACCCTTTGCATTTAACAGAGCGTCAAATTCCTTTGAAAAATCGATAGCCTGAGGTTTAGTCTCCTGCTGCCCTTGCATTTCATTTTCTTGCATTTAAGTCTGCCATTTCTGTGTAAAGTGGATCGGATGCTTTTGGAAGTTTAACGCTCTGATCACGGTAGAAGCGTACTCGTTCCATGAAATATTCCCTGAGGTGCTCAGGCTGCTCTATGGCAACCTGCTCTGCAATCACTGGTATGTTCAGGCGCTCCTTGTACGCCACTCCGGAAGCCGCCAGGTCAACGTTAACCTTATCGCGATCTTCCTGCGGCTTTGCTGCTATGTTCCAGTCAGACATCAGTCAGCAGTTCTCCCGCGCCAGCGTTTGTTACTTTCTGAGATTCGATCCGTATCGACGGATTCGACCTCCCCTTCGGAAAATCGAATGGCATTTGCTTTATTTAGTGCTGACCTGGCTGCTTGTTCCGCCTTACTGAAATGTACCTTCTTCCGCCCCTTAAAACTGCCTACGCGGATTTTGGAAGAGGTCTGCGTCTTGTACTTGCTGATCCGTAACTGTGCGGCCAAATGGGCTTTTGCCTCGGTCCGGTTCGCAGGCTTCTTCTTGACCAATTCAAGGTCTAATTTGTATTGCTGCTCAGCATTTAGCTTCTTGGGCTTCATGGCGTCACTCTCAAACAAAGTCCGTTTATCATAGAATAAAAGGCCCCTAAGGGCCTTGATTTATATCTATGGTAACTCTCGTCATCTTGTTCGTCACTTCACCTCCTGCTGCGGCGCTGCTGGGATTTGAGTCCAGTGCGTTACCTGCTTAAGATGCAGGTCATTTCCATCTCCGTCATCCCAGCATGGACATCCGTCATCGAACCAGTCTGCGTAAATCCCAATCTGAATGTTTGGCATGTTTGCTGGATACTGCTTTCCACTAAAATCACCAGCCAGCACATAATCACGGCCAGGCATCCGCTCACTACAAGCCACCCAACCATCTGGCAACTCATCACGATTACTTACAGGTTCGGCACCCTGAAGCATTGCGGCGTCAATAGCTTGCTGAATTATCATCACCTCAGTAAAACTGAGCACGCTACCCATTTCTATGTTGTCGCGTACTAACTTCATTACTTCGAAATTCATTTCCTATCTCCTTTATCCGGGGCTGCGCGGCAGGCTGCAATGATCTTCAGCAAGCGTTCGTTGTTCGCGATAGTTGCCTGCCTAAGCGCCTCCGTTACAACTTCCCCCTCAACTAAACCGCGCGAAATAAACGCGGCATCCTGAATTGCATGTTTGTTCAGATTTCCCCAGCCGCATGGGAAGGGGCATTGCACTACCGGCGCTGGCGGGGCGGTGTATAGCTCTGTACCAACAGCAGGTTTGCGAGGTACGCCGTTATTCGTTCACACGAAGCCATCAACGCGCCCGGATAAAACCGTCACTCCGGCTGTCCGAAAAATGCGAGTAGATGACAATGTCGCCTGGCGCATTGGACTGGAAAGAGCTGGTATAGAGGACTTCCGTTTTCACGACCTTCGGCATACCTGGGCGAGCTGGTTAATTCAGTCCGGCGTTCCGTTGTCCGTTCTGCAAGAAATGGGCGGCTGGGAGTCCATCGAAATGGTACGTCGATACGCTCACCTGGCACCGAACCACTTAAGCGAACACGCACGGAAAATTGATGCCATTTTTGGCAACCATGACACAAATACGACACAAGGAGAAAATCAGGCTGGCTTGAAACTGGCGTAAGCGCCTGTTTTTAAATGGCACGCCCTGTAGGATTCGAACCTACGACCTACGGCTTAGAAGGCCGTTGCTCTATCCAACTGAGCTAAGGGCGCACGGAGAAGAGTGTACTTCGCGGTGGTGAAACGCCTGGAATTATACGGTCAATGCGTAGTGAGTCAATGCCTTTTCCGCCTTCTCTGGCGATAATGACTAGCTGATTGTAAATACGGCTGTTTTTTCAACATTTATCCCTCTTTTACGGGCTGCGAAAAGGCTTAGCCGCTTTTAAGTAACGCCTGCTGTTTTCCTGTTTACTTCACCTTCACACTGTCCTGCGGTATCCCGGCCGCCTGGAGGCTGGAAGTGAACAGGACGACGGAGTGACAGCGCCAGAGCAGACAGGTTTTCCCTCGTGCGTGCAGCACATCTCACACGACATTACAGGCATTAAGCTTGAACCTATTGTCGCCCTCTCCTCTTCACGCGCGGTGGGGGCCGAAGTGCTCAGCGTGCTGTCGCCGCATCAGCAAAGCGAAAGCTTTTTCCAGGACTGGTCAGCCACCCGGGCGCTTGTTTTGCTGGAAGCACAGATCGCCGCGTTAAAAAACCCCTTCCCTTGTGACAACCTTTTCATAAATTTGCCGATAACCGTTCTGACCATACCGGAAATGTTCCAGCGTTTACTGCAACTTAACAGCCCACCGCTGAACATTGAACTCGTGGAACCTGCCTCGTTCTTTTCACTCTCAGACCCGGTACGTCAGAGGGTGAGTTGTGCGCTTCAGCAGTTGACCGCGCGGGGACACCGGATCTGGCTGGATGATATTGATGAAGCGTCAGGGCAAGCATTTTTATCCTGTCGCCTGCCGTTAAGCGGAATAAAAATCGATAAGATCGCTTTCTGGCGTTTACGTGAAACGCCGGCGCTGACACAGCTGGTCACCCTTTGTTCAAAAATTGCTGCGAATGTGCTTATTGAAGGCATTGAAACAGAACGGGACCGTACATGCGCGCTTCATGCTGGCGCGCGCTTCGGTCAGGGATATTATTGGCCATCCTGGAGATGGCAGGAGGACTGAACGGTCATCGCCAAGAGGGAAGCTATGCGAATGACAGTACGCCGTTACCGGCGTCGTCGGACAGGAAGTGATTCACTGGGTTCTACGCACTCGCCTTTTGCTCTCCCATTTTTTGATCGTCTCGAATATTTGAGCCAGTCAATCAACCAGACCCGCAAAACCGATGCTCCCTTTATCATTCTGGTCACACAGGATAATTATTTCCGTTCCGGTTTTCTGAGCGGGCAGTCGCCCCTGAGCAATTGCTGCGACTATTCCACGCTGGATGCCGCTCTCAGTGATTTAAATCACTGGCCTTCATCGCGTCTGGTAGTTGACATTGAAAGCCGCGCCTCGCCGCTCATTGACCTGCTGGACCGATTACGCCGCCACAGCCTGTTCGCCCCCTACCTGACACCCTACCTGCTCGTCCGCGCCGATGATTATGATGCTCGCCTGTTTTGTAAAGCGGCTGGCCCTTTTCATGTGCTTGAACGCCAGCTTACGGCGTTGGCTATGCAACAAACCTTGCTGGAAGCACCGGCACCCGCCGGCAACCGCAAAGAGTGGTTTTCACGGGATGAATGGCCGATCTTACAGGCGCTGTCACAGGGTAGCTCCTTGCGTCAGATCGCGCAGTTACAGAACCGCCCATATAGCCGCATTATTTACCGTCTCAGCTGCATCCTGGCGAAACTTGGACTGAATCATCGTCATGAGTTGCTACATCTTCTCAACAACCTCTCAGATTTCACGTATTAACGTATTCAGTAACTTCTTAATTCCTAGAGACCTTTAGGAAATTACTTAGGAAAAATGTTAAATTTTTGTGTTTTTTAACAAAACTTTCGATTTTATAACTATTCCTAATTCTTGACCTTAAACCATGCGAAATGCTGCTGGTACGCTCAACGAGAGTGATTTTATCCATGCGTTAAGGTTCTGGCGCTTCCGTTAACAGGATGATAATGGTGTAAAAACAAGCGATTTACCTGTAAAAGAATGCGATGAGAGGTGAAGAAAACAGCAGATAGTGCTGTTCTGTTGTTGGGAACGGCAATTTGCCAGGAGACGTTTGAAACGGAGAGATGACGCACGAAATGGCGGATTTCAGGGATGGCGGGCAGGCGGGATGCTGATTGTCACAGTCCGCTCACTATTAACATTAATTTAACATACAGTAAAATCGTTTATTTTTTGTTATTACATAAAGATGAAAGTGTGTGGTAAATGCAATATCAGGACATTTTTGCTAATTTTAAAAAGTTAGTGATTCAGAT